CAGGCGCTTCTGTTGATAATTGGGATCCGATCCTAATTTCACTAGTGCGTAGAGCAATGCCAAACCTAATTGCATATGATATTGCTGGTGTTCAGCCAATGACTGGCCCAACAGGACTTATCTTTGCAATGCGTTCTCGTTACTCTTCACAGACAGGCACAGAAACCTTCTACAACGAAGCCGATTCTGACTTCTCAGGTGCTGGTACACAAGCTGGTACAAACCCTGCTGTTCTTAACGATAGTTCACCAGGCACATATACTGGTGGTACAGGTATGACAACTGCTGCTGCAGAAGCACTAGGTGATTCTGCTAGTAACTCTTTCGCTGAAATGTCTTTCTCAATTGAGAAGAACTCAGTGGAAGCAAAGTCAAGAGCTCTTAAAGCAGAATATACAATGGAACTTGCACAAGACCTTAAAGCAATTCATGGTCTAGATGCAGAAACAGAACTTGCTAACATTCTTTCTGGCGAAATCCTAAACGAAATCAACAGAGAAGTTGTTAGAACTGTTTACACTTCTGCCAAAATCGGTGCTCAGAACGATACTGCTAATACTGGTATCTTCGACATGGATGTTGACTCAAACGGCCGTTGGTCAGTTGAGAAGTTCAAAGGACTTATGTTCCAAGTTGAGAGAGAAGCAAATGTTATCGCTCAGCAAACTCGTAGAGGTAAGGGTAACATGATCATCTGTTCTTCTGATGTTGCATCTGCACTTCAGATGGCTGGTGTTCTTGATACATCGCCTGCACTCAACAACAACCTTGCTGTTGACGATGCTGGTAACACATTTGCTGGTGTTCTTAACGGACGCTACAAAGTGTTTATCGACCCATACTCAGCAAACTCTGCTGACAAGCAGTTCTTCGTAGTAGGTTATAAGGGTTCTTCTCCTTATGACGCCGGTATTTTCTACTGCCCATATGTTCCACTACAGATGGTTCGTGCGGTTGGTGAAAACACATTCCAGCCAAAGATTGGTTTCAAGACTCGTTATGGTCTTACTGCCAACCCATTTGCTGGTGGTGCTACAGTCAGAAGTGGTGCAATCACTGCTAACGACAATGTTTACTACAGAAGAGTTCAAGTTATCAACATTATGTAATCATAATAAGAAACTTGGTAAACAAGACTTGGGAGAACCTTCGGGTTCTCCCTTTTTTTATTTGGCGTTATAAATACTATAAAGGAAGAAAACTATGGTAGAATTTAACCCACTGCAAAGACAGGCTGATAGTATAGACTTAGCAAGTCCTAGTCAATTTCGTTTCAGTCTATTAAAAATTCCAAATGTAGAGTATTTCGTTACTTCTGCAAATATCCCTGGCATATCATTTTCTGGTGATGCATCAATGAATACTAGATTCAAATCTATTTCATTCATGGGGGATACTTTAGATTTTGCTGATTTGGAAGTTACATTTCTAGTGAATGAGAATTTATCTAATTATCGTGAAATTCATAATTGGATGACAGGAATTGGTTTCCCAAAAAATAACCAACAATTTACATCGGCCGTTGATGCAGATGCATCTCTAGCAACTCCAACTGGCAATAAATCTGGAAACCCTAATGCATTAGTTTCTGATGCAACATTAACAATTTTGACGAATAAAAATAATCCAAACCTAAGAGTTAATTTCAAAAACTGTTACCCTCTGTCTCTTGGTGGTCTAACATACAATACACAGACAACAGATACAGAACAACTAACTACTACAGTTACATTCAAATACGATTTATACGAATTTGAAGTATTATAAATAACTATGAGCAGAGAAGGTGAACTTGAACAATCATTGTTTGAGTCTCCTCTGTGAGAAAATTTAGAACTGCAAGTTCCAACCAATCTGCTCGCTTTTATTATTAGGATGTGAATATAGAATGAATTTAGAAGAACTCCAAAAAGAGGCTGAGAAGGATAGTCATATTGACGATCTTTCCCTCGACATCGAATCCCTTAAAATCCCTAATCTAAAAAGTAAGTGGTTGAGATACCATAGTCATTGGTCTCTTCTTGTTAAGAAAACAAAAAGTGACTTCAATGTTCTGAAACTGAAAAAGACAGAATACTTTGGTGGTAAGGCAACTGCTGAGGTTTACAGAGATAATCCATTCGACCATAAAGTATTGAAGGCAGACATTCCTTTATACTTGGATGGTGATGAGGATATGAACAATCTTAAAAACAAGATTGCATATTACGAACAGTGTGTCTATGTATGCACAGAGGTTATTACTGAACTTACATGGAGACACCAGAATATCAAGAACTCCATTGATTGGAAAAGATTTACAGAGGGAACTCTCTAATTGACTACCATCGAAAAAAAGAATGAAGTGTATCTTACAGTTGACACAGAAAGGTCAACTGCAAGGTCATTGTCTGACTTTTTTACATTTGAAGTGCCAGGCGCTAAGTTTATGCCTGCCTATCGCAATCGTATTTGGGATGGAAAGATACGATTATTTTCTCCAGCAACAGGGGAACTTTATGTTGGTCTACTTCCCTACTTAGAGAAGTGGTTGAAAGACTATGAAGATGATTATACAATAAGTGAGGAACTTAAAGATGACAAAAATATCGACAAACAAATACTGGATGGATTCATTAGACAACTTAGACTTCGATCCAATGGAAGAAACATCAAACCTCGTGATTACCAAATTGATGCCGTGGAGTATGCTATTAGAAAACATCGTGCTCTTTTGCTCAGTCCTACTGCTTCGGGTAAGTCACTTATAATCTATATTCTCGTAAGATATTACGAGATGCTTTTACAATCACAACAGAATGATAAGATTCTTATTCTTGTTCCAACAACATCTTTGGTTGAACAGATGTATTCTGACTTTATTGACTATGGATGGCAAGAAGTTTATATGCAGAAGATTTACAGTGGACATGACAAGAATGTAACTAAGAAGGTTGTCATATCTACTTGGCAATCTATCTACAAGTTTCCTAAGAGTTACTTTGAACAATTCGGTTGTGTGATTGGTGATGAGGCTCACCTGTTCAAGGCAAAGTCACTCACATCTATTCTTACAAAATTGCACTTATGCAAATATCGTTTTGGACTGACAGGAACGCTGGATGGTATGCAGACACATCGTTTGGTTCTAGAAGGATTGTTTGGAACACTAAATAAAGTCGTTACAACAAAAGAGTTGATTGATAAAAAGACACTTGCTTCTTTCAAAATCAAAGCACTAGTTCTAACTTATCCAGAACATGAATGTAAACTTGTGAAGGATATGAACTATCAAGATGAAATTGATTTCATTGTAACTCACCCACAAAGAAATTCTTTCATAAAAGACTTGACTTTGGCACTAAAAGGGAATACATTAGTCCTCTTTCAATTTGTAGAAAAACATGGTGTTGTTCTGCATGATTTGATTAAGAACTCGACTGATAGAAAAGTATTCTATGTATACGGTGGAACAGACACACAAACTAGAGAAGATATTCGTGCAATTACAGAAACGCAAAAGGATGCTATCATCGTTGCGTCTTACGGCACATTTTCTACTGGTATCAATATTCGTAATCTTCACAACATCGTGTTCAGTAGTCCAAGTAAGTCCAGAGTTAGAACGCTGCAATCAATTGGCCGTGGATTGCGTAGGAGTGAAACTAAAGATGCCGCAATCCTCTTTGACATTTCAGATGATCTTACATACAAATCAAGGAAGAACTTCACTATCAACCACTTTTTAGAAAGAATAAATATCTATAATGAAGAGCAGTTCGATTACGAAATTAAAAGGATAAAATTCAAATGACTCAGAACAACGCAAAAATACTGAAGTTGTCTAGTGGTGAGGAAATCATTTGTAATATAGTTAATAATCCAGATAATTCTTATGTGAGCGTCATCCAACCCATGAAACTAAGTTCGTTTCCAAAAGCCACACACAATGGTATTGAAGAAGCATTGTCTTTGCAAAGATGGATACACTTTGCTGAGACTGACACTTATGATGTTCCTAAAACACAAGTTATCGTTCTAACAGAGGCTTCTTTTGGTTTAACTAGATTTTATGAGTATTGTGTTAAGAAAGCAAAGTGGGAAGAGGATAGCATACTTCAGCCTCCCACAGATAGAGATTTACAGGGTATTGAAGAAGAAGAATGGGATGAAGAGTTTGGTGAACCAGACTCTAAGCTTATTCATTAGATCTATTCATTCTCAAACCCAGCATAGCTGAATATACCCTGTTGTCAAGAGAAAGTCAATAGATTTTTATAATTATTTTTCTATTGACAATCGAATCAAGATATAGTATGATGTATCTATTAATCGCAATATAAGCGACAATATATGTGGAGTTATTATGACTAAAAAACAAAAGGGAGTGCATTATGTCAATAATGCAGAGTTCCTAATAGCAATGAAAGATTGGAAAGATCGTTGCAAAGAAGCAGAGGAACTAGGTGACCCACAACCACCAGTTTCCAACTATATCGGTGAATGTTTCTTGAAGATTGCCAACCACCTTTCCTACAGACCAAATTTTATCAATTATACCTACAGGGAAGAAATGATTTCTGATGGTATTGAGAACTGTCTGCAATATGCACACAACTTCAACCCAGATAAATCTAACAATCCCTTTGCGTATTTTACACAAATTATCTATTATGCATTTTTGCGTAGAATCCAAAAAGAAAAGAAACAACAACATATTCGCCATAAGGTGATTGAGAACATGAGCATTGATTCGCTTGCCATAGGTGAGGATATGGAACAGGCTCAGTTTGTTGAATATCTACAAAAGAACTTCTTACCGTCTGAGGATGTTTATAAACCTAAGAAGAAAAAGAAGAGTGAACCTAAAGGACTTGAAAAATTTTATGATGATGAAGGTGAAGAGATAGATGAAGATAGCGCTGATAACTGATACTCACTTTGGCGCACGAAACGATAACCTAGCATTTAACGAATACTTCTATCAATTTTGGGAGAATACCTTTTTCCCTTATATTGAAAAGGAAGGTATTGATACGGTTATTCACTTGGGTGATGTTATGGACAGACGAAAGTTTGTTTCCTATAAGATTGCCAAAGACTTTCGTGAGCGGTTTGTCCAAAGATTTGTAGATTTGGGGGTTACTGTCCATATGATGGTTGGTAATCACGATACATTCTACAAGAACACAAACGATGTAAACTCTCTATCAGAACTGGTAGAGGGAAGATTCCCTAGTTTATATGTTTACCCAGAAGCAACAACGGTAGAGTTTGATGGAACGCCCATCTGTTTCTTGCCGTGGATTTGTTCTGATAACTATTCACACACAATGAATCATATCAAAGAAACCAAGGCACAAGTTGCAATGGGGCATTTGGAAATTAATGGTTTTGAGATGCACGCCGGACACTTTGCAGAAAGTGGATATGATAAGGCTTTCTTAAACAAGTTTGATACTGTATTCAGTGGACACTTTCACAAGAAGTCTGATGATGGTCATGTATATTATCTTGGCAATACCTATCAGATGACTTGGTCTGATAACGGATGTTCAAAGGGATTTCATATCTTTGATACTGCAACTAGAGAACTAGAGCGTATTGTCAATCCATACACAATCTTTGAAAAGGTTTACTATGACGATACAACTACAAATTATTCTGACTTTGATCTCTTGACATTGAAGAATAAGTTTGTTAAAATAGTGGTTGTTAATAAAAAGGACTTCTATCAGTTCGACAGATTTATTGACAAGGTTCTATCTGAATCTGGAGCCCATGAGGTGAAGATTGTAGAGGACTTT